AGACGTCAAGCCATCCGTCGTCCTCTGTTTCTCCTATGCCAGTCCCCGAAAGCTCAAAGAGTGTCGTTTCGCCTTCATTGTGTGTGACTATTCCCGTCTTGCTCTCTGTTTTCCACACTATCTTCAAGGCTCTTGCGGGGCATTCGATAACTCTTCCGTCAGTACTTACCATGGCTTTGTCAAACCTCAGCTTATCGTCAACCAGGATAGCCGTTCCGTTGGTTGGAGTACAATAGATGGAGGGGTACAGTCTTGTCACACTGACCTGGGCTTTCGTTACCAGCTTTCCGTCTACCTTCATCTTGATGACATAATCGGCCGTGTCGATAATTCTAAGGTCGAGCGTCAGCTTGGTGGCGGTCAGCTCAATGACTTCATCTCCGGCTGTTTCTTCCTTCGTGCCGTTCAGCTTGTATATTTCGAGCGTATAACCGTCGGTCAATACCTTGTTCGCCTTACGTGCCGAAAGTCCGATTTCGCGGATGTATGACCCCTCAAAACCGCTCTCCTTTGTCGGCGTCAGACCGTGTGCTATCTGATAGTCGTATAAGGCTCTTTCGTCGGATGTCTGGTCATATCTGATTTCGCCCTCACAGTCCAACGATAGGGAATAGTTATCATCCGCCTTGTCAGTGGTAGTCAAGATAACCTCTTCGGAGCGTATCTGATAGTTGATGCCAAGTCTTGTGTCGGCAAACTCAGCCTTGAAACTAAGGGCGCAACGTGTTCCCGAGGGGATGTTCTTCTTTATCGTTATTGCCCCTTTGTTATCGTCAGATGATGTAATGGTGTACAGTCCGCTCCACTCTGACAGTGTTGATATATCAACCCCGTCAACCATCCACACCATGCTCGTAAGCAGGCTGTTTACTCTCTCCTGCTTCCAGCTGCCATCTTTAGCGTTGGCCCTTATATCGGGGAGTATGGTAGTAGGGGAGAGGCTTCTGTTCGGCTCATACTGGCCGTCATCACCGTTATAGACCTGCCCGATGGGAGAGGCCGGCGTCAGACAGCGCATCACACAAACCACCGTAAGCGGTTCGTAATCCCTTCTTATTCTGTTCTTCGTTATCATATCTCAAGCGTTGTTTCTACTTCTTCGTTATCAATGGTGCATGTAAAGGTGAATATCACCCTTCTTACGTTGTCATTCTCTCCAAGGTCGTTTACCGTTGGGTCTGAATCTAAACAGAGGTCTATCTCTCCGTTGAAGTTCTTGACCTTATCCCTCAGTGCCCATGCAGTGTCAGCCGCACTGTCAGAGGTGTCTCTCGTTACTTTCCAACTCGTGACCTCGGAGGTCTTGTCTTGATAGCCTTGCATGGCGGTACACGTTACATGTATGCTTTCTCCGTATGTAAGGAAGTAATCCCCGTCGGTTGAAAGCTCAAGCCTGAGCGGTGTGGTACTTATCTGATTGATGGTACCCGCCACGTAGAGGTTACGTGTGTAAGTCGACCATCCCGTCATGTTTAGACCAAACACTGACAGGTTGGAGAGGTCTCCGTCCTGCTGCTGAATGTTTGCCTCCGAAAACTCCCACGTGTTGACATCAGAGAGCTGGCGTCTGTAAGTGGTGGTCTCGTAGTAGGAGCTTTGTCTTGTCTTGTCGGTAAAGTTACCGTAGCAGGCAAAGTTCATGCTTTCGGATGGTTGGTGCTGGCTCTTCCATGTGTCGGAAATCGGTCTTAAAGAGTATCTGAATGTCTTATTCTCCGAATCAAGTATCTCGTCAATCCTAAAATAAACGGTGGAAAATCCCGCAAAGGTGAAGTTTCCCTTGCCATCATCGGTGGTCTCTTCCGAATTTCCTCCTTTGATGTTATGCCAAACGCCCTGGCAGATGTCGTCTACGGCTATGGTCCCTATCTCGCCATCTTCGAGCTTCAAAGTGGCCGTGCCCGTGGTTAAGACATTACCATCCTCATCCGTATCGGGCGTAACTGTTTCAATTATGCCCGCTCCGCTCGTCTGCCACGATATACCCACTACTGCCGTTGCTCTGTTGTATCTTATCTCGGGAACATCAAACGTTGTTCTGACAGAGAGGGAGTGTAGTTCTCCATTACCTTTAGCGTCTATTTTACCGCCAAAGCCCGTCATGCCGCCGGCAAAGTCGCCAAAGGTGGCGTCGTCCTTCGTCTGAAAGCCCTTGTTGAACGTTAGCTTGCCGTTTGAGGTGTCGTCCTGGTCTTTCCTCAAGAACTCCTTCCGTGACCTCAGAGATGAAAAGACGTTTCTGTCTGTCGGGTTGGTGGTGTCGTTCTGCGTTACCACATAGACCGAACTCCCGTTTGACCCCGTGGAGGTCTGTCCCTGCTTGGTCAGCTCATCAACATCGCTCTCTATCTCGCCAAGCCTTGAATAGGTGGCCGTTTCTCCTACTGTGTAAATCGGGTTATCGTAAGGGAAATCAAGATTGTATTCAAAGCCGATTATACGTGAATCCCTGTACCCCTCCTTGAAGAAAGCCGAGTTTACAAGTCTTATTCTGTCACCAAGAGAGAATGTCTTTGCGCACGTAGGGTCTTGTTCGCCTTTGTCATTCAAGCCATAGGCATAGTCTGACATCAGCGTACAGTCATACGTGTTCGGGTCGATTTTTACCTTCTCCACGTACTCCTTTGCCTTTTCAAGAAGCTCTTGCTCGGCTTTATCAATAAGACCCGTTCCGTAGATTTGCGTCGAATCCCAACCTATCAGAATGTACTTATCACCAACCTCGGGGCAAAGGATGGAATCGGGGAGCAACCGTCCATAGTCCTCGCTGGCCACTATCTCAAAGAGCTGTGCCTCGGGGTTCCACTCTCCGTTCTTCTTCTCGGCTACTCCTTTCGGGTTGAAATTAACGCCAAAGGTCATGCCGTTGAGCTTACCCGATTGGAATATCATCTGTAACTCTTCCGTGTCTAAGATGTAGTCCTTGGAGAATGTTATGCCGCTATCCTTGAAACGGTAATAAGTAACGGTGGTCTTGGTGCCGTCGTCATTCTCAACGGTTGAATCGTATGTGGTTATCTCCTCTATCGTTCCGTCAGTACGAGGGTAGACATCTTCAAAGATAACAGTATCCTCAACGGCTGCTTCCTGGCTCAATCCCTCCTCCGCGTCTATGCAGTCCACGCCCTTTGGCAGTCTCAGCCTCTTCTCGTACACGCCATACGTCGTTGTGTCGGTATCATCATCTCTGTAGTCGTCGGGGATGTTACGCGTGGAGCCGAAAGCATAAACTCTCGTAGCATACGTGGACTTGCTCTCGCTCGATGTCATGGATACAAGGTTTTCCTCAAGTGAAAACTCCACGGCTGTTCCGTACTCGCATCGTCCGAAATGTATGACGTTATCCGTTACCCACCACTCGCAATCGAAGTTGTCCTCTGATACCATCTCATTGAGGGCATCTATCATGTTCATGTTGGAGTAGGAGATAAGCTTGGCCTCTGTCGTAACCGTGGAATCTATCTCGTATGTGAACTCTTGCCCGCGGTATGTGTACCCAAGGACGTTGAGGTTCTTGATGAACAAGTCCATGTGTACGGATAGTGTGGCCGTTAGGTTCCACGATGTCTCGGCACTGCTGTAATCGGGGGCAAACTTGAACTTCTTGTTCTTCCACTTCATGTAGTAGGCCTCCATCTTGAGAGTGTAATCCCATCCGCCCGTCTCTTCGTTGAACGTGGGATTCTGCTCATCCACCACCTCAAACCATCCAAGCTCGTTGTCTGCCTTTGAGCCAAGGGCAAAGAAAACGGGGGTGGCAAGGGAAAACTCCAGCGTGATGTAGTCGTCTGACATCATAAGGAATTTCCTCTTGCTACCCTCGTTTATCGGAGTAGAGAGTATTGTCGTCCCGTTTAATTGAATATCAACTTGTTCCATATATCTTCATATGGTTATTATTACCAACAAAGTTAGCTTTTTTCTTTTTTATTCAAAGAAAAATTATCAATCTCTGTCAGACGGGTCGGGTTCGTCTACCTTGAGAGTTAAATTGGCTATCCCTCCGAGGAACTGACTGAACTGTGAACACGAGCGATAGATACACTTATAGGTCTTATCGGGCGTGTACTTCATCCAAATGTTTAGCACTCCTTTCTCAAGCTCCTGGCAGAATGAAGCATACCTCTCAAGATATGCCTCACGTGTCGGAGCGGTGATGGAGAATGGCAAACTCAGTGAACGCTCATCTCTCTTTACCGTGTTAATGACTGACTTGCCATCTCTAAGTCTTGACTTGCTTTCGATGTAGTCTTTCAGTGGTACGGGCTGCATCAGTGTTGCAATGCCCGAATCGCTGAGTGTGATGCCCCATTTTACGTAGGCATCCACTCCGTTGATTGTTATCTCCCCTTTCATAAGTTCTTCGTATTGTCAATTAGTTTATCAATCTTTGTTTCAAAGCTCAGAAGCG